TTACCATTCAGATACCAGAAGTTGTCGCCATTATCATGCACCTTGACTTCGTATGTTTTCATTTTCTTCACCGTGTTGTTTAATTGAGGAATACATTATACCACACATCAATTAAATGTCAAATGCAGAAATAAATCAATCACTTACAACCTCGGTGAAGTTATTATGTAATCTAAATTCAATGACATTGTCTGCTTTATCCATTAAAATATCTGTTTTATGACTAATAATGAACACATTATCGCAAGATATGTTTTTTAGTGCTGATAGAAATAAATCAGACCCTTCTTTATCCAACATCGAATCAAATTCATCGAAGAATGCAACATTAGTATGTAATGCATTCTTTGCTCTAGCAATTTCAATCCAAGTCAATAATATCGATATGTCAATTCGTCTCTTCTGTCCTTCTGAAAAATTTTCATAAGTAAATGAATCTCTGTATCTGGATTTAAATGTTTCATTGAATGTATCATCTAAACTCATTGACAAAAATAACTCAAAATCATCTAAATATTTATTAATTAATTTGTTTATAGTTGGAATATATTGCTTAATTATTTTAGATTTTATACCAGAGTCAGATAAAATTTGTTGTATAAGTTCCTGATATTGTCGTGTTTCTAATGTTTTTTTCTTTTTTGATTCAGTTTTTACATATTCAATTGATATTTCTTTTAATTTATCCTCTTCAGTTGTTATGCTATTATTGTCATTCTGATTATATTCGAGTTGTTCATTTGAATATTTTATCGCTTTGTTATTAGCGAATAACTCATTTTGAATATCAGATATTGCATCAGAATATAATTGATATTGATTGATATATTCATTGTACGTGCCCATTAGAGCAAATACTTCTTTCTCCTTTTGTTCAAGTTCGATTATCTCGTTTAATATAATATTAGTTTCTTTTGTATATTCAGATATAACGTCTTCTTTGTGTTTTTCCGGTAAACTTTGAGAACAAGTAGGGCACACTGACATGTTTTCATAATTTTTACTTTGTTCTTTTGATTTATTCAATCTACTTTGAAGCTGTTTATTTGCGAGTCTCATGTCACTCAGAGCATCATCTAATTTAGTATGTTCTTGTAATTTTGTATCACATATTGCAACTTTCGATTTCAGTTCTTCTAATTTTGCTTTTAATGTAATATTTTGTGTTTTAAACAGTTCGATTGACTTGATGATTTTATCAGAAGATTCTTTTTTATCTTTTTTCAATTTCGTAACAAATGAATGTTGGAGTGCAACTTTATCTTTTATAGATTTGAGCATAAAATCATACTCTTTCAATCTATCTTTTATATTTTTTGTGTCCTCTTTTATAATTGAATTCATTATTGAGAATACTCTAATATCCAATAAATCCTCGATAAATTCTCTCCGATCTTTGGCTGATAATCTCATGAATGGTGTATAATCTGCACCGCCACCAACAGCCACTACTTGAGTGAATGCGCGATAATTGAACTTCAGAATATGCTGTTCTAATACCTTCTGATAATCTTTGATACTCGGGTCTTGATTGATTAATTTATTATTTTCATAAATTTCGAAAACATTTGGCTTCATTCCTCTACGAATCTTATATTCTTTTTTGCCGATACTGAACTCAAGTTCGACCATAAGTTTCTTTTGATTGATGCTATTGACTAAAGCTGGTTTATTGATTGCCCCATAACCTCTACCAAATAAACCAAAGCAAATAGCAGACAACAAAGATGTATTATGAGATAGAAAATTACCTGTATAATATCTATGGTCACTAGAATCTACTTCAATATCGAACATATTGGAAGATTTGCCGTTCTCCGAAATTGAATCGACTAATGAAGGTCCAGACCTCAGCATCACATATGTATAACCAGGTTTAACATCCTTAGCAAAAATTTCTTGCATATTCTCGTCAAATAAAATATGAGTGTCTGCGCATTCTATAATACTTCCATCTATTGTTGTTATTTTGTATTCAGCATATTCAATAGTTTTATGTACAGCTAAAATTGGGCACCATCCACGGTCAGTGTCAATATCCCAATCTGTGACTACGACTGAATCTACGAACTTACGTTCTACATTGTCAGAAATTTTAAGCATTTAACAAAGTACCTTGTTTCTCTTGCGCATATAAATCTCCTATTGTAATTTCTTTAATTTCACCGGTTTTTCTGTTTTTTATTCTTACAATAGTAGTTGATGAAACGCATTTCCCAGCACCGTTTGTTCCACTAATGAGGGTTGTTTTGTCTTTATTTAGATTGATTTTGACTGGGGTGTTACCTATAGAACGAAAATTTGAATATTCAATATTTTTAAAAATTACCTTCATTCAACAGTCTCCAATGCTCTCAAATAAAGTCCCTGCATCATGTCCTTTAATTTATCTCTATTCATATCAGTATCCAATTGTTTAATAAAATTATCAATTAAAGTCTTTGTATCTTCTAATTCTAATTCATCATCAATATCAACATCAGAAAAATCGACATCAATATCAGTTATTTTCAAATCTGCTGGAGATTGAATATTTATATTATTAATGTATTTTTCAAATTTATATGGGTCAGTTTTATTAATTACGACTATCTTGACATATGTGCCTTTTAAATTCTTTGGTACTTTTGGTTCATTGTTTTTGTCATTATATTCGAATCTATTGAATAATGTATTTTTTGTTTTGATAAATTTAACATCATGCTTCATTGGGTCAAATACATGAAATCCTTTTTGGTCTCCATAATCCGCCCAGGTCATTTCATAAGGAACTCCAGTATATAATATATTATGTTTCTTGCTCCTAGTGTGATAATGACCAGATAATACTAAATCAAATTTATTAAACTCCTTTGTATCTGTGCCGCCGCGCGCTGATATGCCCTTTTGCATATTAAATCCATTAAATTCAAAATGCCCCGCACAATATATAGCAGAAGTAGATGAAACTAAAGATTTACTCTCCTCTTCATTTTCAATGCATATCCAAGGTACAATCAAAAAAGTATTGCCGCCTAATATCACTTCGGTTGTAGTATCAATTATTTTTACATTGTCATAATCGGAAAGAAACAGACTCGGCGAATTTACTAGAAGAGAATTCCTTGTAGCGGTATCATGATTTCCTATCAATGTTATAAAAGAATACCCCTTAGCTTGCATTAAATCAAACACTCTTGTTTTCCATTGATGTAATATTATATGATTTGAAAATTTCCTCGAATCAAACATATCGCCCAATTGTAATATATGAGTGATATTATGTTTTTCCATATATGGAAAAAGTTCATTTTCAAAGAACTTAATTTGATATTCACACAATATCATCGATGCATTTCTAGCTCCTATGTGTATATCGCCCAAGATGATAAAAGGGTTATTCGAACTCATCTAATGGTCCTTTTACACCAAGCAATCTAGATTTTTTGCCCCGTTTAATGCTCATTGGTACAGAGTCCTCGGAATATCCAATTTCTCTAAGGAAGTCAATATATTGATTCGTATATTCATTATCATTATCGCCTAATTGATTATCAATGAAGTCACTATCAGGAGATTGTGCTACTAATTTGGTTTTGATATACCTCTGTGTCTTTTCTTTATCGATTCTTCTGAGGAATGCTCGAAAGCAAATGGTAGTAATATAACTGAATGGATTCCCCTGTTCGATTCTTCCCTTCGTTTTAGAGAAATAAGTTTCTTTGAATTTGGATGCGAATCTAATGCAATCATATAGTGCGTCACTAATCATGTCTTCTTTGAATGTATAATTAATGAATTTGTAACTATAAGTCAATCTTTTTGCAATTTTCATCATTGCATCAACAATGAAAGGAGGTATCTGCGGTCTCTCTTTACCCGCAGATTCTGCTTCTTTTATCTTTATGTACCATTGCACATATTCTTCGTACAATTTTTTGTTGGATACGTAAAATGTTTTTTCGTTTGTATCATTCAATGTAATAATCCTGTTGTAAGTGAATCAGCTTCTTCCTCATCAATCATACCATAATGAGCAAGGATTTCAACTTCTTTCAATTTAATCTTCTCGATGAATTTGTCATCAGTATCCTTGCCCCCGACTGCAGTCATCTGTTGTGATTCATGTTGAATGTAAGCTCTAAAAAGAGCAGAACCGTACAATTTTCGGTAAAAATGACTAGCCTCGCATAATGTTATAACAGAATCAAATCTCACAAAAATCACATCATCAAACATTCCCGGCATGTACTGAATCGCAATAGTAGTCTCTCCTTCTTGAGTTTGCACTCTGACCAAAACTAAAGGGTTCAAAAAGGCATATCGACTATGTTCTTTGTCAACAAACAATTCAGTAAGTAATGTTTCACCTGTTATTAGTTTGACTATCATCAACGTCATACTCATTCTATGTTTGCCTCTATTATTTTATATGGATGTTTTTCTTCGTTGTATATCCTCAATCGTTCCAAAAAATGCCGCATAGTGATATTTGGTTTATGTTTAGAAGGAACAATATTATCGGCAATATCATACAATTTTAAATACTCTTTATCCGAGGATTTTCTAAGTCCTCTACCAATAGATTGCATTACTCGTATGACTGATTTTGTTGGAGTGGCGAATATGATGTTATGAATACGGGGGAGATTGACTCCGGTGCTGAAAGTTCCTACGGATGCTACGATGATGTTACTTTCAGTGGAAGCTTGTACCAATAATCGTATTTCTTCTCTGTCATCTGCTTCAACCTTGCCAGATACAAAGTGCACCTTCTGCGTTGTTGCAAGATTTTTGATTTCTTCATATAATGGCTTTCCATGTTTTTCTACATAGTTAAAAAGTACAAGAGAATTTCCCGTTTGTTTAAGTGCTAATTTGCTTATGAAAGTATTTCTATTTTTGTGCTGACAAAGAAACTCAAGCTCTGTCTGATAATCAGCTGATTTAATTAATGCCTTTGATTCTTTATTGTATCGTAATATTACGCAGGTTATCTTTATATCAGATAAATGCCCTTCATCTATTAATTCACGTGTTGTTTTTGCCTTAGATATTTCTCCAATCATGCCCTTAATTACTAATTTATTGACAGCAGATTTATCTAAAGACCCTGTCATGCCAAATCTATATTTTACATTTGTTGCTTTCTCGAATATACCCTTGATAGCATCAGATTTACACTGATGGCACTCATCCATTAATATAACATCAATACTATTAAACCACTTGCTTGGCATTTTATAAAGTGACTGCCACGTAGATATTATAATACTTTTACTTATATTCTTATCTGTCTCACCTGTGATAATCTGCGAATTTGCTTCAAAGTCGAATCCATTGCTGTATTCTTTAAAATCTGAATATATCTGTTTTACGAGACCAAGTGTAGGTACAACAATCAAGAAATGCTTCATGCCATGTTCCATATACCATCTATATAAACAATAAGCTATTACTGATTTTCCACCACCAGTCGGAGTAATAGATACTTGTCGTTGGTTATGGATGCAGTTATAAATTGCTTGCACCTGATAATCTCTAACGTCAATTCGTGTGTCTAACCCATTGATTGTAGTATGAATATTTAGGTCAAATATCCACTTTTTTAGGGTTTCTATATCTACCATTGTTTTTTCATTTGGAACACCAAAGTTATTGGTGTTAAATGAAACCGAATACCCCAGTTTGCTAGAGTACTCAACAAGTTCAGGGGTAAGTCCTGCTGGCAATGTGCCAAATCTCATATCAAGAAGTCTTATTTTACCATCCCATACACCAGCACGATAACGAGGCATATGTTTGTAGCCTTCGACATAAAAAGTAAAGAAATCAGAAAGTTCTTGAAGTATTCCCAAATCACAATCTATGTTGATGAAGGTTTCATTTTTCTTGGATATGATTACGTCGGCCATGTCAATTACCACTTAAATATTTTTGATATTCAAATACAGTCTTAAGTGAATACTCTCTACTCTTCAACTGATTCATTATATATTCACAGCCTGATACTGATGTTTTGAATTCTGATACCACACGCGCCGCATCATTCATATCGGAGTCGAATTCTAATAATTGATTTAATTCAACTGATGATGGTTTTAATCCATTCCACTGAGACCAACCATGTTTTTTTAAATCACTCTGGTCCATTTCACCTCTAAAATATTTTCTCTTTATCCACCCAAGCTTGTTTTTTGCAGATTCTGCCTTAGACAGCAGACGTTTGAAATGAATATAATATTCAAGATATTTTGAATGAAGCATTGGTACACGGATGATTTCTTTCGACAATTCTGCTTCGTTAATGATGGCATCTTTCTTCCATTCATTTAACATCTCTTCTGTTGATATGGTAGTCATGATTATCTTTTATAATTAGTTAAATTAATTATATAGATAGTATAAATATGTGTCAAAAAATATGAAATAGTTGACAAATTCTTGACAACCGTTCAAAATTAGACTGTGCCTCGATGATATTCTACTATTAAATAAAGATTAAATGATACTTATAAGGGTTTAATGAATAGATAAATGAATAGATAAATGAATAGATAAATGAATAGATAAATGAATAGATAAATGAATAGATAAATGAATAGATAAATGAATTAAACAAAGAGTTTAAACTGATAAATGAAAGATACTCAAAGATGTTAATTAAAGATATGCTGAATCAGTTGTTGTAAAACTTCCTAGTAAATCAAAGTAATCATAATTAAATACTATTGACGCTTTTAGATACTGAACTCTTTCGATGGTAGAATCCATATTCATACCACTTAAATTTGTTGGCCAACAACCATAAAACCGTATGAATTCTTTACCATCAATCATGAGGATAATATCTTCTGTCTTGCCAACAATTGTACCATCTACAGTCATCTGCTTCATCCAATTATATATAGCAGACCAATTCCTGCAATATTTGTCTACTAGAAAATTGACAGTGAACGGTAAGAAATTTAATTTCTCTCCTATCTCATTCATATCAACATATCTAGTATTAACAACGACTTCATTAACGCCAACTGAAGGTAAAGAGAATTGTTGTAAAAAGAAAGTAACATTCTCCTGATTCGGTATAATCAGTGAAAATTTATTAATGATAAGAGGGTCAAATGTCAATAAATCACCATTCTGCATGGTAGCAGACCCAATTGTATTGACATCATTTAAATTTACTATTGTCATTTAATTCTTTCGATGTATGTTGTAAGATTATTTATGCGATGCAGAATGATAATGTGCCACAATCAAAAATCTGCTTATAACCAGCATCAAACATGACTTTCCATTCAGGTCTACTATCACCAGGTGCCAACTTCTTTTTCATGAAATTTGCTCTGTGCATCCTTTTAATACTTTTTCCTAAATTGACGTACTTGTAAGACGGTGGATTTGTTTTAATCAATTTGAATCCGTTTTTGTAATAAACATCACCGTTGCTATAAGACCTATCTGCGTAAGAAATAATTGAACCGGAGTGATTTTGTCTAAAATTTGTCAGTAATCTACTAAATCCACCTACGACATTAGTGTTTCTTTTTACAGCGTATCTGGATAATTCCCACATATAATTTTTGTTGTACCTAGATTTGCAAAAAGTCATCATTGAAACAAAGTCATCACCGAATTTCAATCCTATAACAATGGAAGATTTGTCCTTGCCTTGGAGGTGGTTTTCTGACATGAATTTAATTTTCTCAGTAAGAGATGGTATAGCAATTTCACATTTTCTAGCAAAAACTACCGAGGATAATTTGCCCAATTTCGCACTGATAAAATCTTTTACGACATCTTTATTTAGCATCCAATCATCGCTGAAAATGTGGAATAATTTTATCCCGGCATTACGTGCATCTATTGTTTTGTCCAGATGGTAACTCTTAGTCTTGTTGATAGTATTTTCTGAGTGCTTGTGGATGTGATGATAAATTCCATTGTACTCGAACCCAACAGCCAGTGCCGGTATCAAAATGTCAATTTCTCTACCATTCAAGATAGTTCTATCATTCAATTTAATTTCTGTGTTTTCTGGTAAGATTTCTTTAATGTACTCATAGACTTCCATGCATTCACCTGACACCTCTACATGCCCTCTATTATACGAGTTTGTTGGATTTGCTTCAATTCCGTGTTTTTTAATCGCCAACGACAGTGTCGATTTGCTTGAATTAATTTCTTCTGCAATGTTCACCAACGTCTTATGGTCTTCTTTGTAATTTGTCAGCAACCAGTCTTTATCGTTTAATTTTTCTTTTATGGTATAGTCACTTTCCGTCAAATTGATTTTTGGTATATTCAGTCTTTTACATGCTTGTATTATGGGATTACCAGAACAATGCAATAATTCTGCGATGCGAGTATAGGACATTCTTTCATTTATTCGCTTATTGTAAAGCCATTGATAATCATTCAATAATGATTTAGTTGCTTGAGGCAATCTACCAT